GCCGTTTCAAGTTCAGACCCTATTTTTAAACCATAACCAACAAACCCAACCAAGGCCGTACTCATTGCCGTCACAGCGCCAAGTGCTACAGTTTTTAGCTTACCCATCGAAGCCGTCCAGCTATTAGTCGCTTGATCAGCATTTTCAAGAGTGCCAATAACTTTTTGTAGCTCTTTGGTTGCCTGATCCTGTAACTTTAAAACGATACTAAGTTGTCTTTGGTCCATATTGATTATTTTTTACTTTTTCTTTTTTCAATACCGGCTTTTTCATTTATTATTGTGATATACGCTTCAATATCTTCTGATCGCTGGTTCCTGATCTCACTTGGTGTCCATCCGTATGTCCTAGATAATATTTCCATCATCACATACTCACTAGCCCTTTTTCTACCTTCAAGTTGGTTCCTAAGATCAGAACCAGCAACTATTTTTTTACTGGGTTTGTAACAGCCTCAACCTCAGAATACAGAACGTCGCCATCTTCGATTGAAAGATTATTCATCCAGTCTTTTGTATAGGCAATATGCTTTCCTTCTTGGTCAGTAATCTTAACGATACACACCTCCAATGCCTTATACTTGGCGCTAAGTAGCGATGAAGCGTCAAAGTCAACATTCTGCCCCACGTTAGTATTAGACGACATTTTGACACCACCAAGCATAGTTGCTCTGATAGCTTCTTGATCACCCCAGGTGATAGCGTCTTTGATTTCTACTTTATAGCTTGACAATTCTATTAGTTTCATTGTATTATGTTAAAGTTATTAATAATTAAATTTATTTATGAAAAATCAAACAGTTGCAATCCTTCTTTCGCTTTTCCTAGGTGGTCTTGGTATCCATAAATTTTACCTTGGGAAAATAGCGATCGGGTTTATTTATTTGATATTCTTTTGGACATTCATCCCCGCACTTGTTGGGTTTATTGATTTTTTGATCCTTTGCTCAATGAGCGGGGACAAATTCCAAAATAAATACTCTAAATAACTAGGCGCTTGGTACGTTATCGTAGGAGGCTGTAAGGTTTTTAACCGTTACGGTACTCTGCTCACTATCAGTGGCGTTATAAAATGCCTTAAAACTGATAGGCTCAGTGACCAATTCATCGGCACCGCCAGAGCGATTCCAATCCATAAACATTACCTTGTTTAATACATAAGTAATGGTTGGTTTGTTTCCTGAACCGATATCAGCCTCACCTTCAATTTTAATCGACATATACTTAGCCGCATTGCCGAGATATAAATCCTTAAATGTTTGATCGGCAAAATTTAAAGTAAATTCACCTTCAATCATCATCTTTGAATTATAAACGTCATCAGCAAAATAAGAACCGACAACATGGTCGCGGATAAGTCCTTGGTCATTCACCACCTTAACATCTTTGACTTTCAAGGCAGTGGCACCAGTCAATCCCGCTTCGGTATCGGCGATTTTAACCGTAATGTCGCGAGCAATGAAGTCATACTCAGTATCATAGCTCGGAGCGTCTGAGTTATCAGTTGCCTCAGAAGCAATAAAACTAGCGGAAAATCTAACATAATCATCAATCGACGCGCTAATTTCTAGCGTGTTGATCATTGCGTTGTCAAAGACTTGTTGCTGAACAGAACCGTCCTTAGCAAACAAAGTCAAAGAAGGGTGTTGGATATTTTGTCCTAAAGTAAAGACGTGCGATTTTACTGCGCCGGTAACAGTGGTGGTGTTAACAACACCGTACATATTGGCCAATAAATAACCAATTACATCAGCATGTAAGATACCCGCAACGTCACCCTCAATAAACTTCTGCACGACTCTGCGACCTTCTGAGTCCTCAATTCGGCCTCTTGTTGAGTCATCAACTACATGAGTAGCGCGCTCAACAACATTAGCGTCCACTTTTCTACCCCATTTATCTGCGGTAGTCTTGGCGGTACCCCTTGATGATTCAATGGCAATCCCAAGCTCAATTTCTCTCCCGATTATTTCCATATTATTTATTTTAAATTAACTATTAATTTTTTGTAAACACTATATATTTTTTAATAAACGTATTTCCAAATTTAGTGGCGCATAGGCAGTAACGCCGTCATCTTCTTCCGATAAATTCCAATCATCAGCCGAATCAATCTTTACCCTAACACGATGGCCTTCAACCGTTCCGTAATTCCATTCAGAATCAAAAGCGTCCACAATCGAATCAACAACCTTTGGCAATACGGTACCGAAAGCATTGTCGGCGGTCGTTCCGTTGGCGCTTACCAATACAATCATTACAAAACGGAATATTTGCGTATTTTCACTATTGGTTTCAAAGTCATTTTGGAAACCAGATGGCTTAAAGAATACTGCCGGATATTTTGTTAAGTTCTTTTTTGGTGTAGTAAAATGATCTTTCACCAAAATAACGCTATCCAATGTCGTATTTATTTTTGTAATGATAGTCTGCCACATAAAAATATTATACCATTATTTTGCTAGGTCGCTAACAACATTTTTAAGAAACTGTTGATAAAGAGTCTTGATAGCCGAATCGCTAGATGACTTGGCATAGTCTAACCAAGGCCTAGCCTCCATAAATTTAGTCCCTGAATGTACATACATTGCATAATCAGCCGTTGGATAAATGCGACCAATTAGGCCTGAGATATTAGTTTGGTGTGTATCGCGAAGGTTGCCAGATCGTGATTTTTGATATTTTCTAGGATAACGAGGATCATTAGCGACCGGTGCACCGCCGCTATTACCACCAATACGCCAAGGATTGTTTATGATTACGCCTTTGTATTTTGAAAGACCGCGAGATAAGAAGTCTTGCCCTTCACTAAAAACCTTATTCGGATTTCTTTTGATTGCCGATTGTAGTTCTCGTAAACCGATTATTTCGACGTTTCTAGCCATTAATCTTGTGGTTTAATACAAATCAATTCTAAGTGCTGATTATCGCCTGTAGCGTTGATTTGAACGTTTTTAACAGTATAATCGCCCGCATAGTCACCTGAATCAATTGATAAGCTGTCGCCTATTTCAATATCAACACTTTTATTGCACCAGACCGAGAAAGCCCTACCAAGTGATTCGCCTATGTACTGCGCCATCTCTGGGCTAGCTTGCTGAATATGTCCCAAAAAATCCTCTTTAGAAATCTCCGAGGAGCTATCATTACTCCAAGTCAACCTTGTGACGCTTATGGTAGTAGTAAAAAATCGTTCAATAGCCATATTCTTAAATATTTATTTTCTTGTAAGAATCGAGAATTGCCTTGGCGTTTTCAAAATCTGCCCAGGAGTTGTTGGCACTGTCGGTATTATAAGTAACAGTATAATTACCAATCTTCTCACTTTTTACCTCATCACCACCTTGCCTGTTCTGGTTAATAATACCGGCCACAAAAACAGTAGTGGCAAATGAAATGTCATTAGGGACAGCCGCGCTATAGCCCCACCTTGCGGTGATCTTATTATTTTGCTTTCCTTCTGGCCAGCGCCTTGTATTTAGCGTAAGTTTATTAATAGGCAATCCTTTGGCTGAATTATTTGCGGGGTCAGTAAAATAACGATCTGAACCGGTTGACTGTATTTCTGTAAAAGAACCGCCATAAGAATCATTTCCGACCTCTACCTTGCTAATAGCAATAGCGTCATCAATAAGCAATTCTTGGTCATCATCTCCGTCGTAGTATCTAATCGACGCAACACTATCAGCAATAAAGTTTCGGCCGGTAATATTATCAATTAGCTTCTCCATTGCGCTAATCCACTGATCGACACTTGCAGAAAGCCGAGCGTCTATATCAGTTAAAATATAGTCCTCGATTTTTGTTTCTGTTGTATATCCTTTTGACATGTTAATTTTTTGGTTAAATATTAATTACTTATTATCAAGTTTGCCAGTTATCTCTAGTAGGATGTCGACTTTATCCTTTGACATTAGTTTATCATTATTACTTTAGGGATAAATGACGACGAAGGAACACTGACGGAATTTTGCGATGCTCCGATGTTCCAACCTCCATTTTGATATACGCCAATGTTCCAAGTCATATTTAATATGTTCCAGTTAATCCAAGGTTATTAAGTGCTTTCATGCCAGTGTCAATGGCGGACGACCCTGATTGCAAAGTAAAGTCTCCGTTGGCTGGGTCATTCAATTTGGGGTCAGTAGTCAAATCATATTCTCCCATCGCAACCATATTTGTAGTATTGGTAGAGTTATTATAGAAAACATTATTATCCATAATTTGCGATGTATTTAAACTCGAAGCACTTACGCCGGTAGTGCAGGAATGGATTATGTTGTTGATAATAAGTATCATATCGTAAGCACTAGTAGCTATTCCTACGCCACAATTATAGATAGTGCAATTAACAATACTCATTTTATTTTGGGCGACTATGCCATTACTAGAACAGGTATCGAAGACACAATTGATAATATTTCCACCAAGAGCCGTAGCTGTATATAGTCCATCTACCGAATTGTGGGCATAACAACCAACCATATTAAATGCAAGATTGGTAGAATAAAAAGCTCTACCATTAGTAGAAACAGCTTCGCATTGATAAAATTGACATCCTCTAACTGAAAAGGCAGCTCTATCAGCAGTGGCACTTGTATTTGTGCATTTGCAATTTAATATAGTCATTACACCATTATTCGGACCGACAATACCCGTAGCTGATGTGGTAGTAAATATAATATTTTTTAAAACCCATCCAGTAACCAAAATAGAAAACAAGTTAGCTCCGATTGCCATTGTCGGTCTGTCTGTTTCTTTTGGCTTATCGTCACGAGTTGAATTATAACCGACTATTGATATAGGGGCGGCCACCGTCGCCGAAGTTGACGCTATAGACACATTAGCTCCTTGGGTTATGGTTCCAGCATTACGAACCCATACGGTATTACCTCCAATAAGAGCTTCGCCAAAAGCATCGGTGATTGTCACCCTTGCACCTCCAACCGCACCTGTTCCAGAAGTGGCGTTGCTGGCATTGGTGGCATCTCTATCAATGGTCACTGTGTTAGTATCAGCTCTGGCAGTAATAAAATACCAGCCAGCAACAAAATTTGTTCCTGAGGCGATATAAATAGCATTGCCAATCATAGCCGAAGTAAATCCACCAGTGGCACTTGTTAAAGTTGTTCCACCAGCTGTCATTGCTAAATCGGTCAAAGATAATTGGGCTGCAGTTTGCTGGGAATAATCAGTTCCGGCACTAGCGATACCTGCATCATAGCCTCCGCCATTAGCATCTGAACCATCAGCTCTAAGTTCCCAAACTGCTGTTGATAAAATTGCCATATATTTATGCGATTATTTTTTCTTCTGGTAAATCTTTTGGGTCTATACTAATATTTTCCATTTCTCGCATTTTCTTATCAATTGGCTCAATAGGATTATCGTTGTCATCTAAAATCCAATCAGCCATATCATTTTGAATTTGTATTTTTCTATGAGAGCAGGCATCCGGGCTATCTAAATCCATTGTGCAAGTATCAGGGACAATAATATTATCCAAATTACATCTGATAAAATGGACACCAGTAATCCCCTTAGGGAAAATATCAAACTCCACCTGACTTTCTGTTGCCTCTTGATAAAAACAAGAGCCGACAATAGTGGTGTCGTTTAATTCTTCCACTGGGACATCTAACAAATTCTTGTTAGTAAAGTCTTTATAGCTGTATTTTTCGTTAATGTTCATATGTTTAAATTATGATTTTAAATTATCACCAAGGCGATTTATGGTGTTTGAAAAACTAGATAGACTGATAATCCTTTTGCCCCAGTTCCAGCTCCATCAATATTAATTTCTATTCTATCTCCAGTCGCAACGTCATCGTGTGAGGTATCAATAACTGGTGGAGTAGTAGCTGTAAATGAAGAATACTCACCAGCGTCAATGGTAATAGCAGTAGAAAGCATATCTACACTATCAGTTAGATTGTAAAGAGTGATGGTTGGATTTCCAGAAGAAGAAACGGTCGTTATTGAAGCGTGGGCAGAAGTTAAATTCATACCATTAAAAGAGCTAGGAATAACAATTATTTTCCCCTTAGCGTCGCCAACCGTTAGTGCAGTAGCGTCATCTAAAACTATTTCCATCAACTCTTTTCTTAAAATATTTCCAGTGACATTTAGATCACCATAAACTTTTTGTACTCTTGTCATATTACCATTCGTTAGTTAATGAATTATAAATGTATAACTCTAGTTTCGAGGTAGAGTAATTCCACATCATATAAGTCGATGAGGAGAAGTAGAATTTATTATTGACTGATAGGTTGGTAGTGGAAGCATTGGTCGATGAAGCTAAGGTTGAAATAAGATTAGTCGTTAGAATATCAGTGCTAGTTATTGTTGGAGAATATAGAGTGGTAGTCGTAGCATTAGTAGTGGTTGATTTTAAAATATTGTTTAAAGTCCAACTACCAGTAATTGTCTCGTTTTTATCAGTCTTAGCATAGGTCGTATCAGCAAAGGTAATTGGCGTTTCCATATGGGAATAATTACCAGAGTTCTGATATGTCCAGTGAATAGTTTTTCCAACATTTGAGTCTGTCCAACCTTTAACTTTCATTACTAATCTGTCGGTACCGTCTGAGTTAAAAGCAAAACCAGAACCACCTGTAAAGGAGGTCTTAAATTCAGTGATTGTTTGGGTGTTTATTTCACTTGTAGTAGCTTGTCCTAAAAATGTTTCTACGCCACCAGCTGTCCTTTTATAGCCTTCTAAAACAACCCTAGAAACACCAGTGTTGGAGTTAACATAGGTATTAACATAAATATTGGTCGTTCCTGCGGGATAATTAGTGATAGCAATGTCGGTAGTAGACGAAATGTAAGTATCAATCGTACAGTAGCCACCGTTTACATCTGAGTCGGCGACACAAGACTCATCAATTGACGTTAATCCATCGGGATAAGTGAACATATCCTCGTAAGTAGCAACATCTGAGCCAGTATTATGAGGATAGAAAGTCACTTGGCTACCAATTGGCGATGGTTCTGTCATACAATTACCACTTGCAAAACAAAGTTTGGTTGTAGTGGCAGTATCAGAATTATCTATATTAGTAGTATTTAGAGTAGTAATTATCGCATTACCATCAATCCTAGCATTACCATATACGTCTAATGTATATGCTGGTGTAGTAGTATTA